TCCATTTCAGCGTGATCAAACGGCAAATCCTGAAACCACTTGGGAAGTCTGAGTTCGTCAACTGGGTATGCTACAGATTTAAATCCTAATGGATTATCTTTTACCTTACAAACCACAACTTTCATGCCGTCAACAATTTGCATCGAATATTTGTCACCATTCATTCTTTTTAATGTATTCCAATTAATAGATGCTCTTACGTGTCCAGGCATATTTGCTTTGCCTTGTTTCTGTTCTTTTTCTTCGTATTCGGCAATGTTGTTTGCTCTACGAGGGCTACCCTTTTCCCACCCCGGCCTTGCCTTAAACTCAGTTCGGAAATGAGAAATCATATCTAATATTTCTTTCTCTCCTACCCCATTTAGAACTTTGGTAAGAACTTCTTCTAAAAACTTTTGCATAAATTCTGGTGTATCTGATCTTTTTAAATCTAGCCCCATGGCTTTTATTTTACCTTCTTTACCAGATTCATCCAATCGTTTTCCTTCTTTATCATAATACAGAACGGCGTATCTCTTTTTGGTAATAAACAACCCTTTGATTGCGACAATTTCACGCCCGGCTTTGATAACTTCACCTCTTGACTTTGGACAATGAAACGCATCCAACATGAAATCAGAAAATGTAGTATTCACTTCATTACTTATGGTATCATACAGTCTAACAACTGTGTCTTTATCCCATTGAATCTCACCTTTGGAAATTTCATTTTTTAAAGTTGAATAGGCACTAAAATACGCGGAATCAGTATTATGAACTAATATATCGTTTGCAAAGAAAAAAGGATCTTGGTCTGATATGCTTATATCATAAACATAATCATCAACTTCACCCAAACATTCTATGGCATTTATTGTTACTCTTTCAATATCCATTTTTTAACCTTTTTTATTACTTCGATTTTATTATCTAAAAACTCATTTTCCCATACTACTAATACTCTGTATCCCAACTGTTTTGCTAAATTAATTTTGTGTTCTTCTCCTATCCAAATATCCTTAACAACGGATCCTCTAATTTTATCAGATTCACTGTAAAATTTAGGATTAGCATGCCAATAATCACCATTAAATTCAACAATACAGTCTTGGTGTTTTATGTCATATACAACATATCTATCTAACTTATGACACCATTTACCAAAAGGATTTTTTAATGAACTGTGATCTAACGGTCCAACTTCATTTTCCACCATTTTGATAAACTCTTGTTCTAACAAACTTGTATATTTGTAATTACCCCTACTACAAATTATTTCAACTGCATCGTCTATTGATATACCAAGTTTTTCAGCCAATGATTTAGGATTATGTGGATCACTTTTTTTCTTATTAATTTCTAAATATTTTTTAGTGCCTTCAACTTTACCATACTTATCAACTAAATAATCCTTACTTTTAGTGTATTTTTGACGATCGCAATATTCATTCCATTTAATTAATCCTAACTCCTCTCCGTGACGCTTAATCATATTTTCTAAGGTCGCTGACCTTGATAAATTATACTCATCAAACTGTTCACGTGTCCACCCGTATTTTTCCTGTTTATACTCAAACGAATTAGTTTTTGATTGTTTTTCTCTATATGAGTCCCAACGTAATGACCCTTCTTCTTCCCCATACTTATTAGTAAGTGTTTCAAGTGTAACTTTACTTTTTTTCTTCAAATCCTCGTCTACTACTTCACTACCTGGATAAGCATCTTGATATTCTTTTCCATTCTCAAATTTTCCAGTACATTTGTATTTAAAGTGTGTCCACTGTAATCGCGGAGCTGAAACCCCGCATTCTTTACATATCGGCATATGGCGCCCTCCTATCTCTGTAGTATTTATCGTTTGATACAAACTAGTAAATCTTTTGATGATATTTCATTGGGTTTTACTTCTTGAATGAAGCCATCGCGGTCTACCATAACACTATGATCTTCTGTAACCTTAACACTTTTTCCATTGGATAATGTTATTTTATATATTTTTTTCTTGGTTTTATGTCTCATGACATATGAAATGTTTGCCATGGTTGTAGAATCTTCAAACGAGTTGTATCCAACAACTTTATCTGGACTCCATACACCGTATTCTTTTCCATCAACGATGGAATGTTCCATACACCTGTTAAATAATTCTTCTATGGTTATATCCCCGTCGTTAGTAAGAATTTTAGTGTCCCCGGTAACACTGTCGGCGTATATGGTTGCCTTGCCTACATGATCATATTCACCTGTTATCACTTCATTGATTTTGGCGTTCATGTGTTTAACAATTTGTCTGCCAGTTAATGTTGTTGATTGACCAATTCTGTTATCCTGGAACCTGCAACCTGCGTTCAAAATTGCACCGTAAAGTGAATTTAAATTAATTTTTTTCACTAATTGTCGCTTATCCCAATATTCTGCTTCAATTTTATTTTCAGCCTTGATTGATTCTTTGAGTTTGGCCTGTAGCTCTTTTCTTTCTTTATACCAACGTGCCAGTAATCCTGGGATAATACCCTCAAACTCATGTGTGAATATTGTACCGTTGGCACTGAGTATCCACGGTTTATTACTTTCAAAAATTAGTTCATAAATCTCCGCGCCTGTCATAACATCGGTTTCACCGTTTTCCCAATCTATATGAACTGATCTGACTTTATCTTTATTCATAACAAACTCATATTCATTAGATGAAAACTTTCCTTCCCAAGAACCGGCAAAACTTGCGCCTTTGGTTAGTTTACTTTCTAATTCTGCCTTTGTATAATCTTGTCTTAACTGTCCTACAATTGTTTCAGGCCCCATGTTTAACGCACGGATAACTGATGGATACAAACTGTTGATATCCATTGATCCGATCCATTCATGAAGGCCCTTTTTGGGATACGCTACATACGCGCCTGCGGCTTGTGTTTCTACACTATCTCTGTGCGGGCGACTGGGCACCATCATGCCTCGTTGGTGGGCTTCATTGACAATGGCTTGTTCAGTCACTGCCACCGCTCCCATTGTTGTTTTTAACAACACAGTGTTTTCGTGAGCGATCGTATTAGCAAGATCTAAAAACTTTAACTTTTTATCTAACTTATCAAGTAGTGAACAGTCTTGGCGGTTATATTCGATGAACTTTTTAAAGTCATTATTATAAAGTTGATCTAACGTGCCTTCATATTGCGTTTTGTGTTCACCTAACTCATATTCTGCAATCGCATCTAGTCTATAACTATGTCTTTCTTCGTAATTATATTTTCGATATAACTCTAACGAGTCCAGATGAACTCTGCCTACTAAATCATAAGTGAGGGCTTCTTTTCCATATTTTTCATATTTACGTTTTTTAGGAAAAGACCCCCACAAACAAAATCTTCGAGTGTCTTCTTTACTTAACACCTTTGTTACACGGTTAACGGTATATGGAATATCATATCCTTCTGAGTTCCACCCGCTCAACACATCAGCGTCTTGAATCAAATCTAAAAAGGTATCCAACATTTCATACTCTGTTTCAAACAAAATAGTGTTGGGAAAATCTTTAACTAACTCTTGAGCCTCGGCCATTGACAGAGTTTTGGGAGGTACTGCTAAACACACTAATGTGTCTAACCATTGTAAATGAACGGCAATCGCTGTAATGGGCGAGAACGCATCTTCAGGTGTTGAATATCCAAGCTCTGGGTTGAAATCTGTTTCAATGTCAAACCAAGCCACATTCAGTTTGGGAGGATCTTTGTGTAAATAATTTTCTTCAAGACAACGGAATACAGGATTGATATCACTTTCAAAAAGTTGATGATTACTGTGTATTCGTTGTTCTTTGATAAACTCTTTGTGAGTTTTTGCTTGAACTTTGCCCAAAGGCGTATTAAAAATCGATTTGTATTTGCCGCGCTGATCTGGATAATAAAACACATAGCGGGCGGGATATTCACGAAATACTCTACCAAGTTTTTCATCACGTTCAACGACGTGAACAATATCGGTATCTCGGTCCCAAATAGAATCTACATAACTCATTTTTTCTCCTTGTCTTTTACGGCAGACAAATACCAATATGATCACTTGTGGCTGATCTTGCCTTATACATTATTATTTAGTAACATTCTTACCAAGCCAATAAAATCTATCGTTGACAGTAAAAAATAATTAGCCAACATTCCAAAAGAACGCCTACTATACGCGCACCCGGAATAGATAATACACCCTGTGATCCAAATCGGATATAAGACAAGAAGTGGCGGATTGGGAACAGTGACCGCCATTGTGATACTACAGCCAACACTGATAGCCCACGCAAGAACCTCAAGACAAAAACGAACTTTATCGCTTTTGTAATCTTCTCGAATCCACCCAAAGATTCCGTATAGAATATCGTTCATTGATCTTCTCTACGATTTGCGTGTCCACTGATATCCACAATAGTTTCTAAATCATCAAACTCGCGGAATACTTGATCCCATTGATCCTTTTGAGCAATTCTAATTGCCTTTTTGATAACACCGGGTTTGACTTCAAGTTCCTCAGCCACCGCTTTTATTGTATCATTAAGCCCTTCTGTTAGGTCTTGTATTTCTTGCATTACAGTCATGCCTTCAGCAATGACTTGTTTGATTTTTGCTTGTTCTGGTGCCCCGAATACTTTACTCATATAATCTCCTGATATACATAGTATGTATCATTTTACAAAAGTTGTCAAGAGATTTTTTAACTATTTTTGATGAATTGGAATAATTTTTGTCCAATATTATTCGGCGTCTATTTGTTCTTGATCAAATATTATTTCTGGCGGTAGTGCAAACCCAATCCAATTATTTTCTGTACAATTCTTCAAGGTAAAAC